CTGAGGATCCAAACCACAAGAGAAAGAGCCACGCCACCAAGACCAATAATAATGGCTTTCGCCAACGCTTTTTCATCTAGCATTTCCACCTCCGACGCGCCGCACAGATACGCTTCTTTGGCGTCTTCTTACAGTTGATGTTATGCATTTTCATTTGGCCTTTGGACCGCGAACAGTAAGACGTTCGTCTCTTTCCACCACCGGGTTGCGGAGCTTTCAGCTTCGATCCTGTCGCCCGGTTGTATTTAGCACGGCCCTTGGCCGTGAGTCCTGCGCCTCGAGAAGCAGGTAGCTTCTCTCCACGTTTGACTGACAGACTAACAGATTTTTTCTTTCTCGTCGCCATCAGAGCCTCGAATCATTTTTAACATAAATAAATTCTAAAGAAGCTGAACAATTAAACGTAACGGAGCCAGAGGAAGACTGAGCACGAGCTTCAATGTCTGTCTTTTCTGTAAACCGTAACGGAAAGTTATAACCCTGTAATTGGTTGCCGTCTTTCAAGGTAATACGTTCTTGCGTATTAAACACGCCGCCAAAGGGACGGGCTACAATAGATGTGTCTAAAAGTGCTGGGGTGTTTGATGCGTTTCCTGTTGATATGTTAGTCTGCACCATAAAAGCAGTGTAGCCAGCAGGAACAGTCCAAAGACACATCAGGGTCTGGTTATCACCATCTCCGTCAATGCTTAAAAACACATTTGCAGGAACGCCAGATGTTACAGTGCCTGTTCCAGCGCGGATAATGCCTGTATTTTTTCCGCTAGAGCCAGCCGTTAAGACAAGTCCGCGATTTATGCGGAGATAAGAGTTAACAGTGGTAACAGGGGTTTGACCGTTAAGGATAATAGTCTCAGAGATTTCGTTGTAGTCTACGTCAAGACCTTCAATACGGACTGTTCGTGCGCCCGTACCCGCCGCAGTGTCATCCACGCTAGAGCTTGAAACAGTCATCTGTGTGGCAGAGGGCGGATAAACATATAATCCGCCCTCTGACCAAATGGTTTCTACACTGTCAGAAATACTAGGGTTGTTGCCGAACTTAAATTTAAGTTTGTGACCGGGAATCTGTCCACGAGCGACCTGTAGCTCAAACGGCTCAGATGTGCCGACTTGGCTGATAGATCGGATCTCGTGGACAGACATTTTCTTTCCCCTACGCGAGGAAGATGGTTAGTTCAGAGGCCGTACCAGAGATTGCGCTCACATACACTCCGCTCTCAGCAATGATGCCATCGCCGGGAATGTTGAGAAGTGTGTGACCAGCCGGGAACTTCTGCTGCAACAGAGTTGCTCCACCGTTTCCGTCTGTGATTGTGAATGCGCCAGCGGCTGTGCAATACACGCCGATCTGCTTGATACGTGAACGACCGGGACCAACAGCCCCGGTTCCCGTCGCGTTGTAGGCTTTTACTGGACCAGCCATGACCTATCTCCTTAACCTGCGGAGACGGTTACGACGCCTGAGTTGCTCCAAAGCTGACCAGCAACGGACGGATCAGATGTCGGAAGATCGGTGAGGATCACGACACTGTTGGTTCCGTCATGAGTGATCGAGATGTTCTCGGTCACTGCACCCGTGGTAGCGTTTTTGGTGATGTCCTTAAAACCGTTCTCAGAACGGACGGCACCGGTGAAAGTAGTGTTAGCCATTTTGTACTCCTGTCGTGGCTAGTGTCAGATTCACAATGAATCTGTCAGGGACAAGAGCATAATACCTGAAAAAAAAGGGGGCCGCAATCGCGGCCCCCAGTGGGGAGGAAATGTTTCCTCGTTTAGGCTGCGCCCGGCGAACCGAACAGGCAGCGAGGATCCGAGAATCCGAAGCTGTAACGCTCACGAGCCTTGAACCGCATGTTGCCGGTGTCGAAGTCCGGGTCCATGTTGGTTGCCAGAGGCATACGCTCAAAGTGCTTGAGGCCGTTCGGTGCATCCGTCTTGAGGAAGAATGCATCGGTGTCGGTCAGGTAGTCGTTGACTACATAACCTTCCGGCAGCATGCCCATGCTCTTGATGGCGTTCACGTCGTTGTCGGCAGTGCCAACGCGGAGGTTCGAAACCATCAGGCGTTCTGCAACAAACTGAAGCTGGCGTGGTACGATCAGCTTCATGCCCTTCAGGGCAATCACGAGGCCACGCTCATCGACGAAACCAGCGATGCTGATCAGTGCGTCTTCGAGAGAAGTCTCGTTCAGGTCTGCTGCGGTAGTCGGCTCGTTGGCAAAAGCACCACCGCTGGTCAGCGGGTGGTCAGTTGCCAGAAGTGCCTTGCCGTCACCACCGGCGGAAGCGCCTGCGGTGAATGCGTTGTTGAGAACCGCTGCGGCCTTGACCTGCTTGGTATGCGCCATCGAACGTGCGAGTGCACGAGTGTAACGCGATGCCAGACGGTCGTACAGGTTGTCCTCAACAGCCTCCTCGGTGATCGAGAAGCCCATTGCGACGGTCTCGTGGGTATACCGTGCAGTATACGCCTCGTTTGCGTCGTCGTAGGAGATTCCGGCACCCTCGTTTTTAACCGGGGCTGCGCCGAAACCGGACAGCATAACTTCTTCCTCGAATGCTCTATCCGAGCCTTCGGTGTCGAAGATTTCAGAATGCTGACCCTCGTAGCGATTGTATTCCATACCAAAGAGGGCATTGAGGCCAGGCTCAAGCTCTTTGGCGAGTTGTGCGCGAGAAATAGCCATAACTCACTACCCCCTTATGCTACGGTCGCTTCAGCCGAACCGGCCAAAAGCGCGTGGTTGTTGATCATCACGATCAGCGGAATGCCAGCGGCAGTGAAGTCAGCGTTCTCAGGATCGTCCAGAACACCAACGATCTTCAGCGGATGCGAAAGATCAGCAGCGTCCACAGTCGATACGTCAAGCTGTGCAGCCGAGATACCAGTGGTCGTGCTACCATCGTCTGCGCCCTTACCGGACTCAGCAGAGAACTCAGCGAGTTCAAAGATGGTTGCGATTGCACCAGCCTTGTTGGTCAACGTTGCGTCAGAACAGACGACGAAACGCTGCATCGGGTTGTCGTACACATGTCCGATGATATCGAAGTTAGTGTCCGCGCCCGAACCAGGCCAGTAGTTAGACCAGACTTTTTTGCCGGTCGTTGAAGAAACATACTCACAGCCAGCGAATACGCCCACGAATTTCAAAGTGTCGCCGGAAGCAGAACTAGATACGGCAATTTCGCCGCCGTCAGTTGCGATGACCGGAGAACCTTGATAAATCGCGCTTGCAGCACTGTCAATGAAGTATACATTAGTACCGGAAGTAGCAGGAGTGCTACCAGCGGTATTGATGGGCTTCAGTCCGAAGCCAACATTGGCATTAGCCATTGCTCTACCTCACAGGTTTAGGAGGAATCTTTTCCCCCAAAGGTTACACGACTCTGCCTATCGTTATGAATAGGCATCGAGGGATGTTGTTCCCTCATAAGGTTTTCGTCCACGGCTCTCATTTGGTTGCGGGTCTGCTCCCGATAGTATTCAGTTCTTTCCTCGACCGTTTCCTCTGGAATCCGGCACAGCATTAGACCGCCGACACCGATAACTCCAGCATTCTTGCCTTCTTCGATCACTGGATAGCGATCTCCAAGTTCCGGATACTCGTCCGCACGAACCGGCTCCCAGCCCTCACGCATCTTAGCGTGAACATTCGTTTTGTCCTCATCACCCCGAAGAGCAGTTCGGACCCAACGATGCTTGAAACCAATCGGTGCATCAGGGGCATCCAGCTTAGAAGGCGGCGCCCACGGCTTGCGCCGCTGGGTATTTGCGCGACTCTTTGATTCGCGTGTAGTTCTTTCAGCCATAACTTACTCCTTTACGTACTTCGCATATTCCTCGAGCGGAACATTCAATCGTTTCGCAATCGCAATCTGCGATGGAGTCAACTTGACTGTTCTGCGCCCCTTTGGTGACGACGACTTTGACGCCGTTGACCCAGCAGAAGCGACTCTGGGTCCACTATCGCGCTTTGTCTCCGCAAACTTATGCGGGAACTCCGTGCGAATTCTTTTGTCAAGCTCACTATAATACTCATCGGACGTTGGGTCAAACCCCTCATCTTCAATAAGTTGCCGGTGTACGCCAAAAGCAGCATATGTCATGGTCTGGTCATTCCCGAACCATTCGTTTTTCTGCGCCCAGGCTTCAGCTTTTGGATCTGGTTGCTGTGGGGCCGGCTGCTGCTGACGCTGCGGGGCGGATTCTTCAGCCACAGGCTGCGACTGACGCTGCTCATTCCGACGCTTGGCTTCTTCGTAACGAGCTTGCTCAAGGGCAATCTGACTAATCCGCTGCTGTGCCTCAAACATGCCGTCCGCATCACCGTCTTCGTAGGCTTTGCGATAGGCTTCCTTGGCAGCGGCAGCATCTGCTTCTACGCGACTGCCAAACTCACCAACATAGGACTGATCGAGCTTGTCAATGCGGGCACGAAGCTCGTCATTTTGCTGCTTGACCGCCTCGGCGTACTCGATAGCCGCCTGACGCTGACGCTCTTCTTCACGAAACCTGTTTGTCAGTTTTGAAATACGTCGCTGAACAGATTCCGAATATTGCTCTAACTCATCCGGTTTTGCTTCTTGCTCCGCCGGGGCGTCTTCAGATGTTTCACGTGAAACATCTTCTGGCTGCTCTTCTTCGTCAGCCGCGACGATTTCCAGTTCTTCTTCCTTCTCAGCAAGGTTGTTTTGCATACTAGGCTCCGTATGTCTTGATATCGTCTGGATCGACGATGGTTGCAATGACTTCGTCGTCATTGATGATGCGGACCTCGCCACCTTCAATCTGGAAGCGCGATCCGGCGTACCGACCAATACAGACCCAGTCACCCTCTTTACACCACGGCTCAGAGCCTGGACCAAACTTGTCCGGATCCTGATAGGCAAGCGGGCCAACCTTCACCACATATGCCACAACGGTGGCGCGGGCCTCACGGTCTTTTGCTTGATCGGGAACGTATACCCCACCCTCAGTCTTAGCCCTGCCTTGATACGGCATGACAAGAATCCGCCAGCCGGTGGGCTGCGGGATTCTTTCTAGTGCGGGTTTTTTTGAGGCTTCTTCTTCAGCTTTTTTCTTGGCTTGCTGCTGCCGGAGGATGTGGTCAGGAACTAGAAGCGTTGTCATAGTTTACCTTTTTTAGCAGGGCGCGTAACTCTTCGAGTGCATAGGTGATCCCCTGAATCTCACCTATCATCGCGCGATAGTGCTCCATATCTGATGCGCTACCACTTGTTACCGATAAACTAATATCGTCAACACGAGTTTGCAAGGTTTTCTGATACCTTGTAAGAAAATCTATAACATCCATTACATTATCTCGGTAATCGGCCCGCCTTCTTCAAAGGCTGCACATGAGTTCTCGCCCATGCACATGAACTTGAGAAGCTGACAATAACCCAGATCACCAGAGTCATCCTTCATGCACTGCTGCATCTGCGGAGACACATTATAATACGCACAAACAGCGCAAGAAGACTCGGGATTAATCGCCGGGCCGTACTGATGCTCCTTAATAGCAAGCCGCTTGTTCTCTTCGTTGGTCTCTACATCCTGTGTAGCTACAGGACACGAACCATCGTCGCCACCACCATTGACCATTTGATCCACGGGGATGCCGTCTTGAATCTCTTTCGCCAGATCGAGTCCGTCTGGGATTAGTTTGATTTCAATCTTCATTGCATCGCCCTTTCTCGAGCAAGCCGTTCTAGTTCTAATGCCAACGATGCCGCTCTTGGGTCAATACCACGTGATGGTCTTGGAGTTGGAGTCATCATCGGGCGCGGAGGGAGCATGCCAACTAAATCTATCTGGCCCCCACTCTGCGGCACAGGAGGAGCTACGTCTGTAAGCGGATTATCACGCCTTAGCTGCTCGATTATGTCCATCAACAAGTCCGAACGAGCGCCTCCTCGCTCAATCTCCCTCATGCTTTCTTCGAATGGTGCTGCATCTCGTTGAAGAGTCGCACCCCCTGTGCTTCCTGTTCCTATTCCTTGCGGAGCACTTCCTATGGGTGTGTCTGCGCCAGACATGAAAATGTCTTCTGCAATCTGTGAAGTGAAAGGTCCGGTATATGGAGGCTCTTCCATAAGAATTTCTGCAACAGTCTGGGCTGGTCGCGCCGCCGCCTGCCGCTGTGCCCTGCGGTCCTCAAATGCGTAAGGATCTTCCGTCGAGGGGAGTGCCTCAAGCTCGTCGCCAAGTCCACTTTGATCCCCAGCAAATCGCATGGGAATTAATCGTTCATCAACACGTGAAGGAGAAGTTTGCAAAGGTTCCGCTTCTCCGAGGAGCCTTTGAGCAGGGTCAACGCCCTCCCCCGGCTGCGGGCCACCAAGGCCCAACTCAGGCACAAGTACATTGGTGTCATACCCCGGAATACGCGCCCTCTTTGGCATCATCGAACCAAGCAAGGTATTTTGGAAAAGGCCAGCGATGCCATCCTGACGCGACTCGATTGCGGGACCAAATACAGTTAGATCACCCGGCTGTACGCCAGATCGCGTTGTCCCTGCCGCAGGATCTGCCCCCAAAGTAGGACGACCAAAAGCATCGACCCGCGCGAAGGGGTTTATGAACCTGTCGTACGCTTGACGCTTGACGTTCTCGATGCCACGCGCACCAAGATTGCTGGTGTAATCGATCTTGCTTGGATCAATTCCAAACACTCGGCTGAAAATGCCGTCGTTACCGTAGGGGTTTGTGTCAGTCATGCCTGACACAGTCTCAAACTCTTGACGAGTCATGTAACCTGTGCCCGGATCCTGAAGAACAGGGGGACCAAACCCTCCAGAACGGGGGTCACCTTCAAGCCTGTTTGATGTCCGCGCAGTATCTCTAGAAGAGAAATCCGAAATCGGTCTATCGACTCGGTTCGCTTCACTAATTACGGTTCTGCCAGTATCAGGATCCGTGCGGAACGTCGCCATTTACTTTACCCCAGTAAACTTGGTGCCCTGAACAGCCTTGCCACCACCACGGCACATGTACTTGCCGTCCTTGGCGCGGACTTCGTCTTCACGACCTTCCTTGTTCATCGGATGATCTGGGTCAAGAAGACGTGGGTTTTTACGAACCGCATCTTTAATGTCTTCGGCAGCGTCCGATCCCATGAACTCCCGATACGCTTTCTGACTAGGCGTCAGCGGCGTAGGCTTCATTATCTTCTTGGTGCCGCCTTTTTCATAGCCGCGCATTTTGTTCATGTTGTTCTCCAATACTTGTGAGCCGCCATCCTTGCGTCGGCGTCCCTTTTTGATAAGACCCTTGGCCCCATCATAACTGATTCCCATGTCATCAGCAAACTGCTGTATACGTGGACGAGCCATCTACTTAACCTTTTCCTTTTCGTGCCCCAGCCATACCGCAAATGCACCGGTCATGGCCCCCGTGACTACACTCACCAGACCCGCCTGCGCTGGCGTAGGGTCGGGCAACGTCATGAACCACTCCACCACCCGCCATGCGGACACTGACATCATTACCATCATCAAGCGCGGCAGTATCTTCCACCGCAGAAATCTTTCCATCGTCAACTCGGCCACGGTTCGCCCTCGCTTGTTCCTCGGTAGTCCTGTTGTGCATATCCCACACTGGTGCCGGCATCACTTCTTACCAAAAAATTTGGTAGCAGCGCGTACGCCAAAAGAAGCAGCAACAATAACACCAAGGGAATACTGATACCAATCCGGCATCTTATCCAGTTGCTCAAAGCCACTTGCCACAACACCTTCCATCCCCGGGATGAAACTCAACACGAGCGGCACCGAGAACAGGATCACGAGCCACTCGTCCTTCCAAGACGAATGACTACCACGAGCCATCTCCAGATCCCAGTCGATCTCGCCCGTGGCTTTCTTTTCCATAATAGTAGCTTCAGCCTTGGCCTTGGCAACCTTCGCGCCGGTCTCAGCCTTTGTCTTCTCGACCTTGCCCTCGAGCCATGTGCCGGCCAGAGAGGCTATGGGTCCAATCAGTGCTTGGATCATCTATTCCTCGACAGTGCAGCCTGTGTGTTGATGCGGTATACGTTGACATCGTTCCGTGCGGCAGCGATCTCTTCCTGCAAGTTCTGACGCTGCTGCGCCAACTCGTACGCCTGCTGCAACTTGGCCTGATCAATCTGGAAGTCCATCTGGTCGTTCATCATCTTGCGCTGAACTTCCATCTGCGAGTTTTCCAGTTCCTGCTGGCGGATAGCCACCAGCGGATCTTGCTGCTGTGCCGGCTGGAGGATCGGCATAATCTCGCGCATGATCTGACTGGTCTGCTGCGCCACGGTTGACTCGATAAGGTCGGGTGCAATCTGCGGCACCATTTCACCTGCGGCCATAGCCTGCTTGGCAGCTTCTTGGAAGAACGCCATGACCTGATCCCGCGCCAGCATACCAATATGCTCCTGAACGTGCGACAGTAGTAGTATAAACGCCTGTGGGTTAGCGCCGCCGACCTGCGAAGACAGGAACATGGCATGTGTCATGATATGCGCTTCGTGGTCCTGATCCGGGAACGCCTGAAGCGGCATGCCTTTCACAGCGTTTGCGTTCTCCGTCGCCGGATCGATAGGCTGCGGCGGTTGCGGAGGCGGCAAGATAGCGTCAATATTCTTCACATCCAGTGCATCATACATGCGCCGGTAGGCTTCGTATTGATTGTGAAGCTGCGGAGCGGCCTGAGCCAACTGCATTTGCGTCTGTGCCAGCGACAACCGCTGCGACATCGAGAAGATCGACGGGTCCGACACCGGCAAGATGTCCACACGGCCATCGAAGTCCTGCTGCATAATCTCCGGTGGGATGTTTTGCCCGACGAAGTATGGGTACGGCATCGGATTGTCAGCGAACACCTCGGCGAGAAGACGAAACTCTTGCTTCTGACCGTAGTGAAGACGCTTGTGGATCGAAGAAATAATCTTCGAGCCTTGCTCGATCAGTGCAACCGTGGTTCCGACGGGTGCCTGCGAATTAGCGTCTGCGATTTTGGCATCTGCAACTTGAGCAAATCGTCTTCCCGAATCGACAATAACGCCCAGTAATTGAGCAAGTGTCCCAGAAGGTTCCTTGTATGGAAGGGGCATAAGAGCATTCCGAAGGTCACCACCGGGAGCATCAATATCACGGAACTCGCCAGGAGAAAGCGGCTCATCGTCGTTACGAATACGAACGCCACGAGCCTTAAAACCGGCAGGAAGGTTCGAAAGAGTGCCCGCATCGATAAGCTGACGAAGGATAGAAGTCGCTGCACGAGACAGTCCCCCTATAGTATGGAGCAGGCCAAAGCCATAAAAGCCAAACCCAGGGAGAAACTTAAAGTGTGTGAAATACTGTCGCTTCCGACGGAGTGGATCCATCTCGCGATAGTTTCGCACCACCGAGAGAACCTTTCCTGAACCTTCATCCATAGTGACAATGTAAGGGAGTTTAATCCCCGTAGGCTCACCATCCGGCGCAATATCCTCAAAACCCTCGAGATCCAGTTCCGTGTGACATTCAAGAAGTGTGTATACATCATCAGAATAGGACGGATGAACGCCCTGCAATTGGTCTTCAGTCTCTCGAATTGACCCCAACTCATCTTCATCTCCCGGCTGTAGATCCACGTCGCGGTAAACACCCGCAACCTGCAACTTACGCAACTCGTTCTCCGTCATACGGACAACATGTGTGACTCTCTCCGCCGTGTTCAAGTCGCTAGCGGAATACGGGACAATCAAATCCTCGGCAGGAACAAACTTCGACACCGCCCGCTGCTTGCCGGGGTCAAAGTAAACCTTCTTAAACGTCGATCCTGTCAGCGGCAAATAAAACAGCATCTGATCCGTGTCCGGATCGTACTCCTCCATCACCTCCGTGATCTGATAGTTCATGAAGTCCTGCACCCGCGCTGCCTGATCCTCAGTCTGCGCGGTTGGTGCGCCGACGATCTGCGTCTTCACAGGACCGCCAGCAGGCAGCATTTCCTTGTACGCCTGCGCTTGAAACTGCGTTACCGCTTCACTCAGCAGCGGGTGGTGCACACCACTCGCCCCAAGGAACGGCTCGTTGCGCTCTTCGTAATTCACACCAAGCAGCTTCAAGCCCTTGGAAATCGCTTCTTCCCAATCTTCACGGGATTCTTTGTCGTCCTCAATCTTGCCCCGAAGATCCGAAGACAACTCACCTAAAACGGAATCGTCAAGAATATCCGCAAGATTTGCGTTGTGGTTGTATGGAGCCGCATCTACCTCCACCATCTCCGCCAAACCAGCAAGCTCGATGCCTTCAGGCAGCATGTCCTGCTCGGGAAGTTCGACCATCATTTCTTCAGGTATCTCGGTCGCCGGACCACCGGCTCCCATCGCCATATCAACCATCTGCGGAGGAAGTGCCATTAAAATACGCCTTTGAATCGTTGCGGACGAGCAATCGGGCTGAAACCCCTGACCATGCCACCCTTTGCTTTACGAGGGCCAATACGCTTGATGTACTGCTCAAACGTCATCTGCTCGGAATAATCAGTCTCACCCGGACCGGGATCGTAGAACTTTTTGCGAAGCTCTTCGAGTTCCCTGTCCTCTTCTTCAATTTGCTTGTTTTTCAGCTTGCCCATCACATCACCTGTCGTGCCATAGCGCCGATGCCGGAGTGTACCAGCTTTTTAGGTCGTAAGTCTACGGGGCCACCCTTCGCACGGCGAATGAGCTTGTCATCAAAGTCCGCGCCCAAGGGTCCAAGGGTCTCTTCGTAGGTTAGTGTGTCCGGAGTCGGGCGGTCTTCAGGGCGGTAGCGGCGTGTGCGAACACGGTCACCGCCAAAGTACACAGCACGAGCAGATCTGTGCGGGCGTCCTGTCTGTTTGTGCAACAGATCTTCCTGACCGACCTTGATAGTAGGTATTTCCACCACATCTTGCCTGTCTACCGCCTGTGACAAGCCCTTTTTAACATGTGAGTCATAGATTTCTTTCACAACTTCTCGACTCGGGCGGCCACCCACATCCTTCATGTCTTCCCAGTTCGGGAAAATGACGCCGTCAAGCCCCTTCTTTTGGGCTTCTGCCAAAATCAAGCGCGGAGCAAACTGATAGAAGTATACATCCGACTTTTTGCCAGAAAACGGAGTGCCGGGGCGGTACGCCTGCGGGTCACTCGGGTTGTTGACGGTGGTAATCCACCGCTCAAAGGTTCTCATCAACTCTTCTTTGCGCTCTTCTGACACCGCCAAGCCGTCGATATAGTCGTCCATGTCCATCTTGCTGACATTTTCGGGTGTGCGTACCGGTACTTCTGCCTCAAGCGCGTCAGTCACGTCGTTCATAATCCTATGGAGCATGTTCCGCCCAGCCATTGCCGGGATCGACTCGTGCGTGGACTGCATCGGAACATCATCAAACGCCTCGGTAATGAAGCCAAACATGCCGGGGTCATGCTTGATAAGTGCATTTGTATGCACCCTTGTGCTGCGGAGCCAATCAAGCGGCTCCTGCCCGTTTTCCACTGCTGTGTTCATGTCTCGGTAAACAACGGTGATATAGTCTTCACCAGCAGGCAACACCGACGACGCTTCCGCAGTCGCATTGCGGCCCTGTGTTGCCC